GGTCAGGTCATTGAACGTACCGAGCACGGTGACCGTCAGGTTGGCCACCGTCAGCGGGTCAGGCACGGACGGGCTGTACGCTGTGGCTGGCTGGACCGTACCGTCGCCCGTGAAGATGGCACCAGTCTTGATGTCGAGTGCAATACGAGGATACACGTCGCCGCTCTTAGGTGCAACTTCCAGTACCCAGCGTTCGCTCGTCTCGTAGTCGATTGCCACCTTCACCATGTCGTTGACGTGGAGCACCGCAGCCAGAGAGCCCGGAATGCGGAAGCCCTCGGATGCTTCGTAGCCCTGAGTCACAGCGTCGTACAGATAGGCCGACGCCTCGCCACCAGAGATGCCAGCCACCTTGCCCCATGTCGTCATGGTGCGTGCGCCGTTCTTGAGTTGACGCTGTGCCTTGCCTGTGATAGCCTGCATGATGCGGGTTGCGTCAGAGTCTTGGAACTGGTTAGCCATTAGATTGCAACCTCACGGAGCAGCCTGATAGACTGGCGGCTGGTGGACATCGGGATGGTGAAAGCCTTGAGGCGGTAGTTCTTGTTCAGCCCCGAGAAGTCCAACTCACGGACCTTGATGACATCGTTGCCCTCGTAGGCCGGGTTGCAGATTGTCTCAAGCGTGATGTCCTCGTTGATGAGGACGTGCTTGTAGAACAACTGGGTGGCCACGGAGTTAGCCTGAGCCTGAGTGTCGATGCTGTCGGACTCGTACTTGAACACACGCTCACCGATGCGGTCAACGGACGTGACCGAGGTCGGGTCGGTGTCCCTGACACGAGCGACGATGATGGCATCCTTGTTCTTGGTGCCGAGCACGAGCACCGTGTTGTAGAGGTTCTCGTCCGTGTAGGACGCCTTGACCGTGATGAGGTTGTTGTTGTCATCCGGGTCGTAGGTGTAGACTACAGCCCTCGAACCCGGAGTGTTCAAGTCCTCGGTGGTCAGGCGACCGAGCGGGTCGAAGAACACGTCGATGCCATTGTCCTTGCACAACTTAGCGATGGCCTCACCACGATTGTCCCCCTGCTCGACAGCGAAGGTCTTGGCAACCTGCTTGTCGGCAGTGGCGCGAGAGGACAGCGGGTCGAGGTTGAGTCGAGTGACCCCCGCTTGGTCAGCAATGTAGGCGATGATGGTGTTGATGCTGGTGCCCGCAGCCCACGACTTGTTGCGCGAGAACGTGCTCTTGGTAAACTTCTTCCAGAGGTCGGAGCCCGTCAGGACCACGAGGCTCATGCCACGCTCGACAGCAATGTCAGCGTGGTCGATGAGGAAGGTACCGACAGGTGCGTACTCTACAGCGCCGGGACCGTACTCGATACCACGCCACAGGCGGATGAGCCTGTTGACGTAGAACGTACCGCCCCACTCGGAGCCGGGGGACCAGACACCGGCTGGGTTCAGCAGGTTGGTAGTGAAGGTACGCCGAGTCAGGCGGGTTGTGTCCACGTCAACGTTGCCGTCAACGAGGATGTCTGTGGCAGCCTCGCCATTGGCGATGTCGTGGAACTCGCCGGACTCGATGACATTGTAGTCAGTGTCGAGCACTTGCATCTTGACACGCATGGCATGGCCGGGGCTCTGCAATGCGGTGATGAAGGATGGCGTTACGGCGTACACTTACGCTACCTCTGTCCAGTTGATGTTGATGGTGATGTGACCGCCAGCCTCGTACTCCTTGTTCGGACCCGAGAACTCTACCTGCCACACGTCACCGAACGGCGACTTGAGGATGTGAGGGCCAGCGTTGCTCTTGATGTAGAGCACCTGAGCGAGGGCATCGTCCCTCTCCGTGGTGTTCCACTTGCCCTGCAACGTACCCTCGGCACCCATGACACGGCCACGGATGATGACCTTACGGCTGGTGCCGAGAGGCTCGAAGACTTCCTGCTGGACCGGCTCACTGAACGGAGCAGCCACAACCGGGACCTCGAAGATGTGCGCTGCGTTGCGGTCAGCACCGATGACGAACCACGAGTCCGTGTCGAGGATGGCCGAACCGATGTCCGAGTCGCCAGACTCAAGGTCCACGTCGCCGGGGACAATCTGGAACTGGGTCATCTTGTATTCGTAGGACTTCGTGTTGGCAGCGGTGTAGTCGTAGTACGCAACCTGAGACTGGTTGGTCAGCGTGTCGAGGATGGTCCAGTCGGTGTCGGTGGACAGCCTGCGGTAGATGACGTACTGACGGAAGTCAGAGGACAGCAGGTTGGAGGCAGTCCAGTGCAGCACGTTGGAGGACAGGCTCACGTCGTCCGTGACCGTGAAGTCTTGGATGGCGTCAGGTGCGGTCCAGTCGGCTGTGATGGTGTTGGTGTCCGGTACGGTTACCAGACCATCGCCATCCCACAGGGTGACCTCAATGTCGTACTCGTTGCCGTTGGTCAGGTAGCCACCCGGCACGACGTAGGTCGTAGCGGACGAGAACACCTGACCGGTGTTGATGATGGCCACGTCATCAGACGTGCGGATGACACGGACCTTGTAGGAGTTCTGGCTCTTGCCGCCTGCCGCCGTGATACCCCATGTAACATTGAAGGACGGGCTACCAACGGTTCCCCCGTCCGAAGGGGACGAGATTGCCACTGTCGGAGAAACGGACGGCTTGAATGTTGTGTACGAGGACCACGTTCCACGGGCTCCCTTGGAGTCGTAGTACCTGACACGGTACTTGTACTCTGTCTCGTAGGCGATAGGAGCAGCAGCGCCCGTGACCTTGACGGTGCCCGACAGGCCATCGTAGATGGTGTTGGTCGAGCCAATCAGGCCGGTCTTCGTAATCAACTGGTAGGCCAACACGCTGTCAGACGAGCGGTAGACTTCCACTTCCATGTAGGTCGGGGCGTCACCCTGCGTCGTCTTGTCTGCATCGTTGTACGCAGCGGTGAACTGCGGCACGATGGAGTCGGCCAGCACGGCACCCGAGGCGGGCACAAGGCCCGTCGAGATGGATGGGTCGGCGTTGATGGTGAAGGCACGGAGAGCCGAGTAGGCACCGGTCGGGCCTGTGCTCTTGACGTACCTAGCCTGCCAGTAGTAGACGACGCCCTTGGTCAGGGTCGAGCCAGCGTACAACTTGGCGAAGGTCGTGCCCGAGCCTGCGGTGTCGCCGCTGTCCCACACGAGGGTCGTCTGGTCGGCAGCGTATACGAGGATGCGGAATGTAGATACGACTTCGGAGTTGTATGTAGTAGCGTCGAAGGCCGGAGCCGTGCTGTCGAACTTGAGGTCGTCAACGTAGACGTTCGAGGTAACAGCGCCACCACCCGTAGCGACGAGGCGGACACCAATCTTCTTGACCTGAGTCCAGTCGATAGAGCCACCGGTTGCGGTAGGTGTTCCCTTGACGAACGACTTGGTTTCAAACACACCCGTGGTGGACGGCTTGATGTCGTACTCTACATAGTCCGAGGACGTTGCGAACTCCAAGCGCAGGCGCAGGGTCGAGACGTTGGTGCTGGACGAGTAGCGTACCGAGATGGAGCCCGGTGTCAGGGAGCCGATGTTGGACAGGTCGAGTGCTGCTCCAAGGGTGCGGTACGAGTACGACGTGCCCGAAGCGGACAGGCCAGAGATGGCCAACTTGAGCGCGCCGATGCCGGTGACGAACAGGCCAGCCGTCGTCTCAAGGGACGAGGTAGCGGACGTGCCGTTGGTAACGGACGTGATGTCATCGAACTCATCGAGGACACGCGGAGCACCGAGCCATGCGTTGTCAGCCGGGTAGTTCAGGGTCGGGATGCCAGCGGCGTCCATCGTGAACGGAACCAGCGACGAGTACGGCGACCAGTTGGAGCCACCGTCCGAGGACACACGGGCCTTCCAGTAGTAGGTTGTGTTCCACGAGAGTGTACCAGAGTAGGTGAACGTCTTGGTTCCGGTTGCGCCATACGCAACAGGAGTGTCGGACGTGACCAGCGAGGTACCGCCAGCGTCAGAGTAGATGTAGATTTGGTGAATGTTGAAGTTGGCCGACGCACGAGTGATGGTGAACCCGAGGTTGGTAGCCGGTGTGATACCGGAACCAGCAGGCGAGTCCAGCGAAGGCGTGCTGGTATCCGGGGTGACGAAGGACTGCAAGGCGCTCCATGCGGATGTGCCACCAACGGACGAGATGACACGGGCACGCCACTTGTATGTGGTGACGCCGGACAACGCGGAACCAGCGTAGACCTTCGAGAAGCCGGTGCTTGTGACACCAGACGAGAAGGAGGTCGAGTCCCAAATGAGGGTCGTGCCGTCAGCGGCGTAGACCTCAATCTGTGCGTTGGTCAGGGAGTCAGCGGATGTCGCACGGCTACCGACGAACGTCGGGGTCAGCGAACCAACGGTTGCTCCACCGGTCGGGTCGAGCGAGATTGGGGCACCCGTGGTGTGGGTGGTGAATGTTGCGTTAGACGAGTAGGCACCCCACACGCCGTTGCTGTCCTTGGTGCGTGCACGCCACCTGTAGGCGGTCTGCCACGACAGAGCGGTAGCAGCGTACAGGTGAGACTTCGAGACTGTGGCAGCAACCGACAGGTCACCCGAGTCCCAAACGGATGTGCCGTCTGCGAGTTCGAGGATGATGTGGTAGCCTTCCATGGACGAGTCGGATGCGTCGGGGTCGGAGTGCGTCAACTGGAACGTAGGCGTCAGCGTCTTGATGTCGGAGGTCGGGGACTCAAGCAGCGAGATGGTCGGGGCGTTCGGGGTCGAGTTGACCTTGAACCTTTGCAGCGCGGTGTACGCGCCCCATGCACCGTCGTCGTCAGCGGTACGGCCCTTCCACTTGTAGAAGGTGTTGCCCGTCAGAGCCGAGCCAGCGTAGACCTTGGAGAAGGAAGCGCCAGCAGCGGCGAACGAACCGCTGTCCCAAATGACCGTGGTGCCGTCGTCAGCGTAGACGATGACCTGAGCGTTGGCCATGTGGTCACCGGCATCCGGGTCGCTGAATGTTGCCGAGAAGGTCGGGGTGAGCCCGGACACAACGGTGTCGCCAGTCGGGGTCGGGGATGTCGGTGCGTTCGGTGCGGTGTTTGTGGTGTAGGTGACGACGATGTACGGGTCGTTGGACGTGCTCTGGTCCTTCGAGTACATCTCCCATACGTCGGCTGCCGAAGACTCAGAGTTAGCGTAGCAGCGCAGGCCGTAGAAGACACCAGCAGCGAAGGCTTCCTGAATGAGGGTGGTGATGGTGATGCTGTCCCATGTGGACTCGGATGTCGTCATGTCACCCGTAGCGGTGGAGCCAGTGACACCCGGCTGGTTGCCCCAGTGGACGGCGTTGGAACCGGACAGGCCGACAGAGGAACCTTCCGACCAAGAGGACGACAGACGGCGAACAGTCATGTCAGGGTCGGAACCGAAGGCAACGTAGTTCTGAGTAGAGGACTTCATCCACAGGACGGCGCTGGTGATGGATACCATGCCACTGAACGAGTAGGAGAAGCCGAGCAGGGTACGGTAAAGGAAGCCACCGTACAGGCCGGTCGGGTTGAAGTCCGACGCGCCTGCTCCAAGGTTCGAGCCGTTATCCGCGATACGAGCGTCCTTCGAGACGTTCCATGTAACTGTAGCCATTAGTCAGTCGCCGCCATACGCTCAAGAGCGCGTGTCATGCTGGACCCAGTGATGAGGTCAGCAAGGGTGTTCATGTCGAGGGACGATACGGAACCGTCAGCAGACTCGACGTTGACATTGAGGTTGATGTCCTTGGTGGCCGAGGACGAGGATACGTTGTTGAACGTCGAGTCACCCAGTGTAACACTGGCTGCCGCCGAGTCTGCAACTGCCACCATGCTGCCGGTCACCGCGTTCATGGCGTCGGTGACGAGGTTAGCGTTGTCTGTGATACCCTTGGCCAGACCCATGACGGCGAACGCGCCGAGTTCAGCCATGACCCTAGACGGGGAGTGGATGCCGAGGGCGTCGAGCACCGGACCGGGGATGACGCTCTTGATGAAGTCCATCATCTTGTTCGTAATCCAGTCCTTGAGGCCGACGATACCGTTCCAGAGTCCCTGCACGATGTTCTTGCCGATGTCAGCGAACAGCGTGGACGGAGACTTGATGCCGAAGAAGTCAGTGACGCCCTTCCAGATGGACTCCATGAAGCCGGTAACCTGCTTGATGGCCCAGTTGATTGCATCACCGATACCCTTGACGATGCCTCCGATGAGGTCGCCACCGAACTTAGCGAAGGTCTGGATGGCACCCTTGATGCTGCCGTAGAAGGAACCGGGTCCGTCACCGAAGATGGTCTTGAGGATACCGTCTACGATGCCGAGCGCGGTACGGATGGCCTGCTCGATAGCACCGAAGATACCCTTGACAACGCCGACCAGAATGTCCCACGCACCGCTGATGATGTCGTGGATACCATCCCAAAACATGGACCAGTTTCCGGTGAGCAGGGCGGTCGCAACCTTGAAGATGCCCTCGATAATCTGGAAGGCTCCCTTGATGACGGTAGCGATGGCCTCGAAGATGCCCTTGACGAAGTTGAAGAACCCGTTGAAGTATGGCAGGACGACGTTCGTGATGAAGTCACCGAGGCCCTTCATGATGGCCGCAATGGTGGTACCCCAGTCATCTACCGTGCCCTTGCTCTCGTTGGTCGAGTCCCCGAAGAAGCCGAAGAAGGTACGGATGGCGTCACCCAACTGACCGAAGAAGATGGAGATTTGGTTGACTACCTCTCCGATGAACACCGAGATGGAGTTCCACATATCGAGGAACTGCGCTACGACGGGTCCGAACGTCTCGCCAATCCAGACGACAATCTGGTTGAGGGCCGGGATGACGCTGTTGGTGATGAAGTCACCGATGGCTGCGAGGATGGGACCGACCACGGCTGCAATCTGGTTGAAGAACCCGATGACTGCGGGGAGCGCGGTGTTGACCAGCCAGTTCACGATGCCGTCGATGAAGTCCTTGAAGCCCATGAAGTTCGTCTCGTAGGCGACAACGAACGCTGCGATAGCCGCGATGATGCCCATGATAATCCACGAGATGGGGCCAGCGGCCACACCGACCATCGGAAGGATACTGATGATGCCTTGGAGCGCGCCTTGGAATGCGAGGAAGCCACGGACCACACCGATGATGGGTCCGGCGAGGAACATCACTGCGCCCTTGAGGATACCGAACACGGTTCCCACGATGGCGGTTGCGGCCTTGAAGCCAAGGAGGACAGCGAGTACCTTGCCGAGGTTGATGGCCAAGGTCTTGATGTTCTCGACATCAGCCGGGGACAGGCTGTTCAGCCAATCCGTGATGCCCTTCATGATGTCGATTACCTTGTCGAGGATGAGCAGGGACAAGTCCTTGAGCGCCCCGGTGATGTCCTCAATCATCTTGGTTCGACCCTTGTCGCCACCAGTGAACAGGTCGAAGAACCTCTTGACTGCATCGGCCAACTTGCCGAAGGCGTCACGGATGCCGTGCGTGTTGTTCATGAAGGCGATGCCCAGCGCGATGATGCCTGCGATGAGGCCAGCCACGATGGCGACCAGCGGCATGAGGGCAGCACCGACGAGGAAGATGTTGCTCATGAACAGAGCGATGGTACCGAGCAGGGTGAAGAACGAGCCAACAACGACGAGGATGATGGCCGCAATAGCACCGAACTTGACCAGCAACTCGACCAATGCCGGGTTCTTCTCAAGCCACGCTGCCAGTTCCTTGAACTTACCGGACAGGAACTTGAGGATGGGGCCAGCAATCTTCATGATTTCGACTGCGAGCATCTGCATGATTGGGAACAGGCTGTTCTGGAACGACCCGATGAGGGAGTCCATCGAGCCCTTGAACTGGTCCGACATCTGAGCGAAGAAGGACGAAGCCGTCTTGAGGCTGTACTTCTGCTCATCGAAGATGGAGGTCAACTTCTTGCCGGACTTCGCCTGCTCATCCCACAGGTGGATTTGAGCGTTGATGGTCGGGAGCATAGCACGAGCAGCGTTGTTCGTGAAGATGGCGTTGATGGCCTGCTGGCGCTCAATCGGACCCATGTCCTTCATGGCCTTAGCGAGGTCGTCAACCGTCTTGCGGATACCGACGAAGTGGCGCTTGCCGTTCTTGATTGGAGTGATGAGGTCGGCCCACGACTTCTTGCCGCCCGATGCCCTCTTGGCCAGAGCGTTCAGCGCCTTCTCGGCCTTCTTGGTGGACGGGGAGAGGAACGCCTCGAAGACCATGGACAAGCCACGACCAGCCTTGGAGCCACGGTAGCCTGCGTCTGCGAGGATACCGAGAACCTGAGCCGTGTCCTCGAAGGTACCACCGACGTTACCGATGGCGGAACCTGTGTAGATGAAGGCTCCGGTGAGGTCACCGAAGTTGGCAGCGGTACGCTCTGTGAGTACGGACAGGACTTCGGTGACGTGACCGGCGTCGTCCATCCTCATGTTGTACTGCTTGAGCACGCCGTAGATACCCTTGATGTTGCCTTCGACTGTACCACCGGCCATGCCGGTTGCAATCAAAATCTTCTCAACGGTCTTCGTGATACGGGCGAGGGACGCTTGCGAGTCCACAACGTCACCGGTAGCGGCACCCCACAGCCTGTAGGCTTCGGCTACTTCCTCTGGCTTGTACTTACCGAGGGTGATGGCCGTGTCTTGGATGGCCTTGTCCAACTTCTTCTGCCACTCAACGTTCGTGTTGAGGGCGACTCCGGTTGCACGGAGGATGAAGTCGTACTTGGCGTAGCGGGATACGATGTCGCCAGCGAAGTTGAACAGAGCCATGCCTGCGCCCGTGAGGTCGCGGCCCATGGCCTGCAAGTGGACACCAGCACGGAACACGGCGTCCATCTTACGTTCGGTGACAGCCAACTTCTCCGAGAACTTCTGCCATCCACGGGAGGCAGCGCCAACCTGCGCGGCAGCGTTAGACTGCATACGCTGTCCGGCCATGGTGGCAGAGTTGACCTTGCCCATCGACGCAGCGAACTTGTCGAGTTGAGAAGTATTCGCAATGACTTGGATGACAAGTCGGATGTCGCTGATGTCGTTAGACACGGGTCACTCCGGACATGACGAAAAGGGCCACCCTGATAGCGTCAAGTGTTGCGGTTCCGCAATAGATGATGCTATCTGGATGGCCCATAGTCGTACCTACTTTGAAAGAGTCTTGGATGCTGCGGCGTTCTCGCCGTTGCGGAAATGGTCAAACATCTCCATCAGCCAGACTGGTTGGTCCAACACCCCGCCAGCAACGGGGAGTTGCGAGTACCCGGTTACGAACTCGACCGTTCGGTTCTCGACGGTCTTGCCCCTGTTCTTCTCGACCCTCATGTTGAACAGTTGGGACGAGCGGCAAGTCAGGTACAGGTCGAACGCTCGCGCCACTCGTGGGTGACGGGCAAGCGTGTTGCCTACCTTGAACCCACGAGCGTGCTGGCTAGCGAGGTCGAAGGCTACTTTCCCTCGGCGCTGTCAGGCAGGAGGGAAGCGAAGTGCTCAGAGAGAGCAGCGTCGATAAGTGTTGCGACACCGGCTGTCAGGTTGAGGTAGTCCTCACCGGACGGCTTGCCCTCGCCACCCGACCATGCGAGCACGAGTGTGTCAAACAGGACGGCGGTGAAGTCAGCGGCCTGCGCGATGGAGATGTTCTCCCCACCACCGGTCGGCATCTTGGCAGCGAGGGCGTTGAACTCCCGCTTGCTGATGTCAGCACGAACGACGAGGAAGTCGCCTTCGTCGCCAATGGAGAGTTGCTTGGTTTCCTCGGTTGCCTTGCGGAAGATGCTCATTCGTTTCTCCTACCCACTATGGGGGTTAGTGTTGTCACATACCCTGTACCTTATACGGCGATATGGTACAGAGTATGTGACATTAGGGGGCCGAAGCCCCCCTCAATCAGTAGCCTTGTTAGGCTACGGTTGCCTCGTTGTTGACGAGAGTTGCGGTGAAGATGTCGCCACCGATGGGAGCAACAATCAACGCCTCGACAGACTGCTCAAGGAAGTCGCCAGCGGAGAGCGGGACGCCGACCTTGTTCCAACGTACGTTCGGCACCTGAATGCGGAGGTACGTCGGGTCGCTGCCTTGGTCCGGACCCTGCAAGTGCAGGTCAACATCGAAGATGTCCTCGGTGAGGAACCTGTCGTATTCAGCGGTGTCCGTGAAGTCGATGGTCAGAGCCAGCGTTACCTCACGCATACCGAGTTCGAGACGCTTCCAAGAACGAGTCTTGCGCAACGTACCGATACGCTCGATGTTGTTGTTGACTCCAAAGGTGAAGTCCTTGACGGTGCTCAGGAGAGTACCGCTGTCCACCTTGATGTCAACGCCGGAGAAGTGGAACGGAACCACGTTGGTGTAGGACGGCGTGGAGGCGCTGCCCTGCTTCTGGCGGTTCACGCCTTCAAGGCCGAACGATGCGGTGACGATTTCACCGAACGCTGCCTTGATTTCGATGGTGTTCACACGAACACCCGAGTACCTCATGATGAGGACATCGGCTGCCGAGGACTCGAACGTGAACGTGGGTTCAGCCGAGCCGGGTGTGAAGACGTGCTGGTAGGCCGAGCCCGTGTACGCCGACGAGTTCACCGTAGCAGCGAAGGCCGACTTGAGAAGGGAAGCAACATCCGTGGGGATGAGTTCCATTTCCATCGTGCCCGATACTGCATACGGAGCCGCCATTGCGATGTAACGGTCACGCGAATGCCTAATCTGGTCGGGCGTCATGAAGTCATTGGAGTCCTCGAACGAGAACGAAGAAACCGGGAGGTACTTCGTCGGTGCGACGAATGTTCCCTCGGAGACTTCTACTCCATAGCCAACGTAGCCCAGTGCGCCAAGGCTCATGTTTGTTCCTCTGCTTACGCTACACGCTCACGTTGCTTGTTGACCGTGAGCGTAACTTGCGCGGACTTGGCCACTACCGAGCCGCGTACCTGTACCATGTAGTCCGTGTTCGTGGCACGCACTTCCCTCGTCCCGTCCAGCCCTTGCAGGTGGCGGTTCGTATCAGTGCGGAACCAGTTTCTCACTCGCTCCATGACTTGGGTCAATGCCCTATCTCCCGTTGCCTCAAGCGCCGTGGCGTCCCAGTACGAGCGGGAGTCGATAAGACAGGTGACTAGCACTTCGAGGTCACGAACTTCGTACCCCGTAGTTTCAATGTCTGGAATGTCCCTGATGGGCTGCACCAGAAACGCAGGATAGGAGTTCACCGGAATGATGCCGGGGTCACCCCAATAGACCGCCTCGATGGTGAGGATGTCCGAGCAACCGCCATTGGCGGCTGTCGTGTCCTTGAACTCGGTGAGTTCGGCCACGATGGCGTCGATTACGTCTTCCATCAGATGACCCTCACGATTTGGTCTGCCAGTTCCTTGACGGCCATCTTGCGGATGGCGTCCTTGACTGCGCTGTTAACGAACCAGTACGGACGGGCCGGGTTACCGGTCCGGGTCGGTACTTGGTTGATGGACTTCTCACCCGACGCTACAACATTCACAGCACCCCCGCGAGTCACAAGTGACACGTTGATACTCTTTCCTTGCGCATCGGTCTTACTGAATGTTCCAGCCCCACTAGCGGCCATCAGAGAGGTCGCTGTCAACTGCCGCAAGTCGCCGTACCGGACGAGGATGGGGTGTTCCCCACCGAAGCCCAGTTGCTCACGCTCTGCGACCGTACGGTCTGCGAGGTCTGCCCAGCCGCCTACCTCGCCACCCTCGGTGGCAAAGTTCCTGTCGAACAGGACGGCTGCTCCACGGAGCCCAGCGACAGCGATTGTCTCGCGCCCCTTGTCGGACTCCACGAACTTGTTGATGTTGTCCACCGCCCGCATCGCCTCTGCAAGGCCGTGCATCTGCCACTTGAATGTGACAAGGCCCATGTTAGGCCAGCCTCTCCCGCCTGAACGGTTCGAGAAGGTCCACAATCATCTGGTCCAAGTTGGTGACCATGAAGACCTCGCGGTCCTGTGGTCCCTGATACTGTGGCTGGACGAGGTTGGCAATCTTGAGTCCCACCGCACGCTGCACGTTCGACGGGATGGTGGCGAAGCCTCGCTCGTATTCGACGGTGTAGGTGCGCTCAGGGATGAACTCCCACAGCGCGACGTTCTTGACCTCAAGCACGCCGCCCGGAAGGATGCGGACATCCGAAGGGCTGTGGCTGCCGGTGATGAGGCCGTCCTCCCAGTCAATGGAAGTGACCTCGGTCACCGGGTAGTCATCCAGAACCAACTTGCGGTTGACCCTGTTCGGTCCACGGAGAACCTGCGTTGCAGACTCAAGGGCGAACCTGCGGTCGCAGTACCCCTCTACCCAGTCGGACGCTTCCTCGATGAGGGTGTCCAGAGCGTAGGAGGAAGGGGCGAACGTGGACTTGAGTCCGAACGTGGCCATCTGCTCATTGAAGTAATCGGCGGTGATGAGACTGGACACTACGTCTTCCTCAACAAGCGGCTACGCTTGCGCTTCTTGCGGCGAAGGATGGAGCCCGAGCGGGACTCACCACGACGCATACCGGCAATCAACTTGCCGTTGGAGCGCAGGGACAACTCCCTGCGGTTATCTGCCATTTGAAGGCGAAGGCGCTCGAAGTAACCGGGCTTACGACCCGGCTTCCTCCCGCCCTGAATGTGCCTGTTGCGGGAGCCCACTCCCTGCCTCATGCCGGGAGCGGACCGCTTCAATCTGCTCAACGATGTACCCCTCGAAACCTGCCCAGTTGAACTGAGGCACTGCTGCTAGCCCAGCGGCACGCATCCTTTGGAGTCTGCGTGGGTCACGCTTGAGGCCGAGGATGGTCTTGGCCATGTCGTTCACATCGACGTTGGCGTAGCGAACACCGCTCTTGTGGATTTCCCAGTCGCTAACCGTGAGGCCAGCGCCTTGCCCGAGCCGTGCAACTTCCCAGCCTGCCGCATACTTGGTGACGGCGACCGGTGTGCCTACTGCCATTGCCTCCGCGATGGGAAGACCGAAGCCCTCAACCTGAGAGGGGAGTACGAACAGGTCGGCAGAACCGACGAGTTCGCGGAGCCCCGGCACGTCCATGTCGCCCCGTTCGGGGACGGACTTTCCGAAGCCGGACATCAGTGGGTTGAACATCACGCTGTCGCTTACCCGCATCCCTGCCGCGACTTCGGGCAGGTTCCATCCTTCGAGCCAGTAGTTCTGGAACGGGACGGTGTGCAGGTACAGCACGATGTCCTTCTGGTTGTAGTTGTGCTTGAGCACGGCAATCGACTCGATGAGACGAGTCAACTGCTTCCTGCGTACGTTCTGAGCCACGCACACGACTACGAACTTGTCGTCCCAGCCGAGGCGGGAACGGTACGCCGCACGGTCTTCGTCGGTCAGCGGGTTGAACACTTCGGTGTCAACGCCGTGGTAGAAGTACGGCACGTCGATGCCCATGTCACGCTTGACAATCTTCTGGCCGTACTCCGTGGTGGTTGCGAAGTCAATCGCACCGAGCACTGCACGCCATCCCTCGTTCAGGAGTGGCTCCCCTTCTACGGGGACGTAGGCTGTGACCGGGATACGGGCCGGGATGACCGAAGCGTATGCTGCTACCGAGCCGGGGTCGCCGGTCAGGTAGATGACATCAGGCTCGAACTTCTTGTTCTCGATTACGTCGATGACTGTGAACAACCCCTGCGGGTCGTTGGGTTCAGGTAGGAACTGCGTCACCGGGAGCGTCGTCTCCTTCGCTTCCCTCTGCAACGCCGATACCGACGCCACTTCCATCCCCGCCTTCGTCATCGCCAGCAGGGCCTTCCGGTTCACTCGACCGAACCCCGTCTCCATCACCGGGGAGTCCCCCAGCATCAAGACCTTCGTCATTCGTTTCTCCTGCACTCTCGGTGCTTGCAGCCACGGGGGCTGGGGTGAAGCCACGGAGGGCCTCGGCTACTGTGGTGGGGCTACCGTCGATGTTCTTGTTGTAGCCCATGATGTATGCACGCTGTACCCACTGCGGCTTGTTCGCAGGGATAGTGATGACACCGCCCTCAACAGGCGCACGCCCGTCGTAGAAGTGGAAGACCCGAATGCGGGCCTGCCTCAAGAACGGGTTGAGAAGTTGGATTGTGTCCTCGGACATCTATGTGTCTCCTTGAGTGTAGCAGGTGGGGCGCTGTTAAGCAACCCCACCCGCGTTCAGACCGAAGTCAACCTTAGAGGGCGAAGCCCTTAAGGTGAACCGGACGACCTTCGAGCGCGAAGCCGAAGTAGCCCTTAATCATGAAGTCAGTCGAGTCCTTCGTCTTGGCGAGTTCCTCGAACGTGAAGTCCTGATGGATGAGCAACTTGGCGTCTGCCCTACGGATGAACAGGATGTCCTCGTCCGTCTCCCAGTGGAGGTCAGTGACGATGGGGAGGCCATCGTACGTCAGGACACGGAAGCCAGCGGCTACCTCAGTCCTGTCCACGAACTGCTGCTGTGCCTGCAACAGGGAGTTGATGGCACGGCGGACCCTACGCGACGTGACGATGAGGTCAACTTCACCGCGAGCGGTGTCGATGGCTTCGTCAATCATGTCGAGGGACAGATAGGCACCGGAGGCGTCAACCGTACCGGAGCCCGTGGAGCCCCAGTTCGTGCTGTCGTCGGTGTCAATCTGGTACAGGATGCCGGTGATGTCATCGGAACCACCAGAGGCGGTAGCGATGTCTTCCGACAACTGCTCGACTGCTGCACGCGAGTGAGCCTCGACCTCCAACGCCAAAGCGTTGTAGAGCGAGCCCGCTGCCTGCTGCATCGGACCGGTGACCTCTCCACGAGTGTAGAGGTACTTCACGGTCTTGCTGACCTTCTTGTAGGTGCTCTGCGAGGCAGCCGGGAGGGTGCCACCGTCAGTGCTCCACGAGGCGGTCGGGAGGGCATCACGCCTACGGATGAAGTAGGTGTTGGTTGCCCAAGGAACGCGGTTGACCACGTTGGCAAGGACAGGCTCAAGTGTGGCGTAGTCCCTGATAGCGTTGTCAACGAGTTCCGGAATGAGGTAAGAACCGCTCGACGCGAGGTCGAGTGCCTTACGCACAGTCAACTGGTCCATGTTGGTTTCCTTCTCTGCCGGTTGGCAGGTTAACGACCGCTCGTCTGAGCGGCGAATGCGAGGCGCAGGCGGTCAGCAGGGCTGGCCTTTGCGAGTTCTGCCTCAAAGTCCGTCTCTGCTGCACTCTTGGCTGCGTCAGAGATAGCACCCGGAGCAGCCACACGCGGCTGTGCTTCGAGTTCAGCGATACGCTCGTTTGCCTTCTCAAGGGCAGAGGCAAGGGCATCGAGGTCGGACTTGGTGATGACGGCTTCCGTCGAAGCAGCCTCCGCAGTCTTCTCGGTGGTGTCTTCCTCCGCACCGGAAGCCGACTTCTCGCCTTCGGTGGTTGCTGCATCAGCAGCGGCAGGAGCCTCAATCACCCCGAGGGATGTGAGTTCTTCCTGCATAGAGTTGAACAGGCCAAGCAACTTGGCGGATGTAGCACCCGACAACTTGCGTCCTGCCTTCTCGGCGGTTTCCTCGACTACTGTCTCGTCGGCCTTGGCCGTCTCATCAGCAGCAGTTTCCTCGGCAGCGGCACCAGCGGTGTCATCAGCCTTGGCAGTCTCGTCAACGACTTCCGTCGTCGCGTCGGACTTAGTAGCGTCCTCGACCGTGGTGTCGAGTTCGGCATCAGCCGTCTTGCTCATTGCTTCACCTTCTGTCGTCTCGGACGCATCCTTGACAGACTTAGCGAGCACGGTCCCAAAGGATGGGTACCATGCGGGACGAGTCGTGTTGGAGATTTCATCCAGCACAACGTTCTTGTAGGTGAGAACGTTCTTACCTACCTCTGCGACAAACTCGTCGGCGTATTCCACGACGTGGCCTGCGACCGACATTCCGTACTGCTTGCCCTTCTTAACCTGCTTGAACAGGAAGGCAGCAGCGGGGTTGTCCATGTTCAACTTGACTTCGATGCCAAGGTGGAAGTGCTCATTGACCCACGCCTTCGTGATGTCGCCAAGGTCACGCAGCACGCCATCCTTGGCATGGGCGTCACGGTACACGAGGCGAGTCTCATCGTCGGTCGCGTTGATTTGCTCCGAGAAGCGAACGATGGCCTCTGGTGCCATGCGCTCCAAGTCGCTGTCAATCTCAGGGCCGGAGGCGAAGCCGACGATGTAGTTACCGTCCGGACGTTCCTCGGCCTTAGCGATGGGGAATGTGTACTTGAAGTTTGCTGTGGTCATCTCTTACCCGTCTGTCTGGTCTTGGCCAGCGGTGCTGTCGCCGGGAGCGGTGTCGCCTTGTGGCTTGCCATTGGTTCCGGCTGGTACTGCGGGGCTAGGCTCGACGGGGGCCGGAGGCTGGTTCGCAGTCCCCTGCCCGCCGAGTGTCTGGCCCGATGGACCGATGAGTCTTGCTGCTACGTCATCCAGCCACTCGACCGGGATGGCCCCGGCTGCGGTCTGGACGAAGTGAACGTCGCCACCGTCAATGTTGGCGAGGCCGAGTTCACCCTTGATTTGGTTGATAGACATGACGCCCATGCGCTCTGCCTCACCAAACATCTTCATCATCTCAAGGAGGTCACGCCTCGATGCGTCGTTCTGACGGAACAGGATGCTGTCCCAACCGAACAGTTGCAGGATGAGATGGTTGTTGACTTCTTCCTCAACGACCAACTGCAAGGGAGCGATGTTCTCCTGACGGAAGGTGTTGTCGGCTTCCTTGGAAGTCGAACGGTTGGAGTCTTCGTCCACACCAATCTTGGTGGGGTCAACGTCGAGGACCGACAGGATTTCCTGACGGTTCAACTTGCGACCCTCGATGAACTGCATCTCGGCAGGCGAGACGACGGTCTTCTCGATGGTCACGTCACCTTCGAGAACCACCGGCTTGTGGGCGTTCTCGGTACCGACGTAGTTCTGCTCCAACCAAGTACGGTTGCGCTCGACCTCATCGGGGCTGGTGTTCTTCATGTTGAAGATGATGCCGGTGTGCGCCGAGTTCTCGAAGAACCTCTCGTTGAACTTCATGGCGAACAGGTCGGATGCGACCGTCAACTCAAGCGAGGCGAGCAGGCTCAGACCACGGATGTCGTTGTCGGGGTCATCGAACTTGAACTGCACAACGTCGATGGACTCGTACTCGACGGCCTTGTCGGACGGACCGACCGGACCGAAACGCCACCCGGTGAGGATGCCGTTCTGCAACTTCTCGTCCATGTACTGGGGCGAGAGGCGCATAGCCTGTTGAGGCTGGCCGACCTTGGGCCTCTTGATGAGCCAGAAGGCTTCACCGAAGATGAGCAAGTCCTTGTATGTGAGACGGAGCAACTGGCTGCCGTTGGAAGCACGGAAGAACGCACGCAGCGCCCTCGTCTTCTCCTTCGGCAAGTCCTCGTCCGGTTCCTCCGGGGAGAACCTATAGCCGTTGGTGACGGCGACCTTGGCTACCTTCTCGATGGCCGCACGCACCGTTGGGTGCTGGCGATACATCTCGTAGTAGGTCTTGTACTTCCCCTTGCGGGAACGGTCAGTGACAATCTCGGAGCCATCCTTGGTCAAGCCAAGCACGCCGATGTTTGCGAAGACCTTGCCGGGGACTGGTGCGGACACCTGTGCCTTGGAGGCTACGCGGCGCGGACGAGTTGTCTTAGTTGTCGTTGCTGCTGCCATCTGGCTTCCTCAAGGTGAAGGTCCAAGTACAACTCAGGCCCTTTGGGTTGGACACGCGGACGGACCACGAGTTCTTGTTGATTGCGAAGGACTCTACCTCGCCTTCCTCGATAGCCTTGCGCACACGGCGCAGTGCCATCTTGACAAACGGGTTGAGTTCGGTCTTGGTTACAAGACGGTCGAGGTCACGGCTGTCCATTAGGCTCCTTCGTCCTCACTGTCAGTCGGGGACAGCCAACGGACTGTCTGGCCGCACTTTCGGCAGGGACCTTCGACGGAGCCACGAATGAGACGAAGTAGGTCACGGTGCTTGATGACGATGCGGCCATCCTCGTCGGTAACACCGAACAAGGTTCCGCACGACGGGCACCTGACCTGATGGGTCTGTGGCATGGCTCTAGGCCCTCTACCCGCCGACGAAGGAGATGCGTGCTGGCTGCCTGCCCTCACCATACAAGGCGAGTGCCAGCGACCAGAAGTAGTCGTCCTTCGCTCCGGCGAACTTGTAGAAGTTGGTTTCTGTCTTGGTCCTCTTGATGCCGTGGATTTGACGGCGAAGGTCCCCGATGTTCGGCCAACTGACGTTGCCAACCTGCATATCACCCTTGAGGGTGGTTGCCCATCGTTCCTTCTTGGCGTTGGTGAAGACCGTACCCTCGATGTTGACACCGGGGATGAGGCGCTTGGCATCCTCTACGAACTTCTGACCGACACCCGTCTGGTCGATGGTAACGCGGCTTGGCTGGACTGCGTTGATGAGCGTCTTCATGTAGTCGAACTGTTCGTTGTACGGGTCCTGCGTAGGCTTGCAGAACAAGACCTTGCGGTGCCCGTCGTCCGTAGTTTCAACCACCGTGAACACGGTTTGGTCCCGGTCACGAGCAAGGTCGATGCCAATGCTCATGTAGCCGGTACTCTTGTAGTTAGGGTTCCACTCCTTGAGGACCGGCAACTCGCTGTCCGTCGAGTTGACGATGAGGTCCCAAGTGTAGTAGGCTGTGGCCTCGTCCGCGAACGTGGCCTCGTACTCGGTCTGGAACCCGATGAGGTCCCCACCGAAGCCGTTGTAGATGATGCGCAACTTGTCGGTGCCGTACTCAAGGACCCGAGCCTCGGAGCCTTGGTCCATGGCCGCTGCCAGTGCGAGGGCTTCCTCGTACCGCTCAGGCTTCACCATTGCGGAGCACTCCCACCACGGCACTGCGTGGCGACTGTACTCAGGGTACGCCTGCTCGTTCGACGCAATGTCGTAGAACAGACCGCTCTGGCCGAGCGGCGTGCTGATGATGGTCAGCCGAGAGTCGCCTCTCGTGATGGCTGGCATAGCAGCGCGGTACAACTTGACGGCATCGCGGATGTGCGCGAACTCATCGAAGTAGATGTCCTTGCGACCACCACGAACAGCCGCCGAGGCGGGCTGGCTGATGATGCTGGACGTGATGGGCGGACGGTGGAACGAGATTTCGTCGTTGGCGTTCGTCCAGAGAACCGGCTTGAGCACAGGGTCCGACTCCATGAAGGCGTCGGGAATGCTGTGGTACAGGTTGGCGGCAATCTCAATCTTGTCGGCGGCTTCCTTCTGGTTGATGGAAACGATGTTCGCCTTGTAGGCTGGCTTCGTTACCGCGTTGAAGGTTGCCTCTCCGGCGAGGATGGTCGAGAAACCAATCTGCCGGGACTTGTTGACAATGCGGAAAACCGCCCTGTCGTTGAGATACCTAATCTGATACGGTTCGAGCCGGAAGGGCTGGCCGTCCAACTCCGTCAGTGTTTCCAGCCACAGGGCCGGGGACACCGCCAAGTAGGACACCAAGTCTTCCGCCGTCAAGGAGGTTGCGGTCTGCGACAATGGTGATAAGCGGCTGCTTGCCGTCCTTCTGCTCGTCCTTCGTCTTCTCCATCTGGTGCCTCAGTGAGAGCAGAGAGTTCAGCACCTTGAGACGTTCGGTAACGTCCTTGCGGAAGAAGGTCACAGACTTGGGGCGCTTGAGCGCGCCTCCGTGAGGCTGTGGTTCTAGTACATCTTCATCGTCGTCGGGACCGTCGTCATCGAAGGCCAGCGTTTCCTCAATCAGCGCCGGGTGCAGGTTGCGTCCCAGCAGCAGGATGAGGATGTCCAGTTCCTTCTCGGTGGCGATTGCATCGCCCTTCTTGACAACGCCCTTGAGGTATTGGTAGTGCTCGTCAGGGAGCGTTCCCTGCAACTTGACCAACAGTTCGTCGGCCAGTTCAGCGGGCACCATCGACTTCGGCTTGTTCTTCGCACCGGGCGGTCTACCAGCCTTGCGCTTCTCACCAGTGAGATTGCGCGTGCGGGACACAGCACCGGGTCCGTTCGTGACTCGTGCACCTTGGGTCGAGGATGCGCTCTGCCTTCGTGTGACAGGCTTCTTCGCTTCGATGTCAATACCTGCCATTGGTTCTCCGGGCATAAAGAAACCCCGCAGTCCTGTGGGTGCAGGAGGCGGGGTAACAATCAGGGAGAGCGACTCACCTGTGCATTTGGTTCCCCATGCTGGACTCGAACCAACATCTGAACGGTTCAAAGCCGTCCGTCCTACCATTAGACGAGAGGGGAATAGTGAAGGGGCCAACGGGACTGCCTCCCCGCTGCAAGCCGCAATGCGCCGAGGCGCTGGGTACGGAGCCCCATGGTCGTTTCTGGTGGAGTCGAACCACCGCGTGGGGGCGTATGAAACCCCTGCCTTAACCACTTGGCTAAGAAACGATTAAGCACCGCCCCCCACCTTCACAGCCGCTGCCCCAACCCTACGATGTTACGGTTGACGCTGGCTCCAACAGGAGTACCACAATGTAGTTGGTGTGTAGGGAGTCCACCATCGCCGCCGTTTCCAGCACGAGCCCGCAGTCGCCCGGAGGTCTTCTGCGCCCTTGGGCGTAGCCGGGGGGTTCGAGTTCCGCACCCAGCCTTAGCCGTATGTAGTGTAACCCGGTCGCGGCTTGGAACCGCTACAGCACGAAGCACCGGGCATGGAGCACCCAGCAGGAGTTGAACCCGCATCAGAGCGTTACAAAGGCTCTGTCCTACCATTGAACGATAGGTGCATTGGTACCGCTTAAGGGAGTCGAACCCTTGTCTTCCCGATTGAAAGTCGGGCATCCTAGACCACTAGACGAAAGCGACATTGAAGCGGCCCCTGCGGACTCACACCGCGAGCCCGGTACCAGCCGGACAGAGGCCCATGGAACGGGACACCGGACTCGAACCGGTACTCGCTGGTTGGAAGCCAGCATTGCTAACCGTTGAACAACAGTCCCGCATTTGGTACCCATCGAGGGAGTTGAACCCTCAAGCCCTTTCGGGCGCTGGCTTCTGAGGCCAGTGTGTTTGCCTGTTTCACCAGACGGGTATGGAGCCGACACTGAGACTCGAACTCAGAACCTCGTCCTTACCAAGGACGTGCACTGCCTTTGTGCTATGTGGGCATTGGTCTTCAAGGTGGGACTCGAACCCACAAGCCTGTTCAGCACTAGGCTCTCGACCTAGCGTGTTTGCCATTTCACCACTCGAAGATTGGTACTCCCGCAAGGACTCGAACCTTGAACCCTCTCTGTGTAAAAGAGATGCGCTAACCATTGCGCCACGCGAGCATTGGTACTCCTGAGAGGACTCGAACCTCTAACCTGCGCAGTATCAGTGCGTTGCACGAACCATCGTGCTGCAAGAGTATGGAGAGCCGAGACGGGCTCGAACCGTCAACCGGATGGGTAAGAACCACCTGCACCACCATTGTGCTACCGGCCCATTGGTACCGCCTACGGGACTCGAACCCGTACTTTCCGCCTTGAGAGGGCGGTGCCTTGCCAGTTTGGCCAAGGCGGCATTGGTGTTCAATGTGAGACTCGAACTCACGACCCCCGCCATGTCAAGGCGGTGCGCTAACCGACTGCGCTAATCGAACATTGGTCAGAATGGCAGGACTCGAACCTGCAACCGCCCCGTCCCGAACGGGCCATGCAGCCATTACACTACACTCTGATTGGCACTCACGCTTGGACTCGAACCAAGATTAGACGGTTAACAGCCGCCCCTCCTACCATTGAAGGACACGAGTATGGTACTGATACCGGGGGTCGAACCCGGACCTTCGACTTGGCAAGCCGACGTTGTAGCCGTTGCAACTACATCAGTATTGGTGGACCAGCAGGGACTCGAACCCTGTCGTGCGCATTGCAAGTGCGCCATGCTACCTATATCACTACAAGCCCATTGGTGCTTCGGACAGGACTCGAACCTGTGGCATCGGGTGTTTCAAGCCCGCACTCTACCAACTGAGTTACCCAAGCATTGGCACCTACTAGAGGACTCGAACCCCCAACCCCCGCGTTCGTAGCGCGATGCACTATCCATTGTGCTAAGTAGGTATTGGCGCTCCCGAGGGGACTCGAACCCCCTGACTCCACCGTGACAAGGTGGCATCCCTACCCGCAGACTGCGGGAGCATTGGCTACGGAACTAGGACTCGAACCTAGAGTTCTCACGTTCAGAGCGTGAAGCCTTACCATTTGGCCATTCCGTAATCGTATTAGCAGTTCTCATTAGGCGGCGTTCTGTCACCCTGTGGTTCAAGTGGCGTTAGCCTCCCACAACAGGGGACCGTCATCCAACTTGGTTGGCGGTTACCCGACAACTCTCTTTCGTCTACCGACAGCACCCGAGCCTCGGTGTGCTCTGTCCGACTTTCAACACCTAATCTGTCGCCCGTTTCACCCGACCATTACGTCGGTTCGTCACTGTTGCCGTATCGCGGGTCACCCCGGAAGGCCGTTAACCTCTAGGCTGGCTCTGGTTGCGCCGACCTTCCTCACTCACCTACCGAGACAAGTCATCGGTGGATATGCGCGACGGTCTTTCCAACTGCTAGAGCGCAGTCTAGCACAGTGGGCTAGAGATTGCAACTGCTTGTTTGGTACCCCTGACAGGACTCGAACCTGTAACCTTGCGGACTGCGGTTTGAGCGCAGCGTGTTTGCCGATTTCACCACAAGGGCATTGGAGCCAACCCACGGACTCGAACCGTGAACCTATGCTTTACGAAAGCATTGCACTACCATTGTGCTAGGAAGGCATTGGCAGGAAGCGGAGGACTCGAACCCCGAACTGGCCGCTTTGGAGGCGGCTTCCGGTCCCACCGGATTAGTTCGCAACCTATTGGTGGGGACTGTGAGTATCGAACTCACCCAGCCGAATGGCGCGTGGTTTACAGCCACGGTCACGTCCTTAGTGATATACGGCCCCATTGGTCAGGAATGCAGGACTCGAACCTGCGACCTCGGCACCCCCAGTGCCTTGCGCTACCAACTGCGCTAATCCCTGATTGAAGTGCGTATCGTAGCACAACTCGACCGATGCCTGCAACCCGCTCATTTAAGTGCACTTCGCGCGTCCGGCTGACCTACACGGTGGTAGTCGTTATTGGAGGCTCCTGTCGGACTCGAACCGACGAACACGCGCTTTGCAGACGCAGCCCTTAACCGCTTGGGTAAGGAGCCATGGCACATCCCGAGAGACTCGAACTCTCAACCTACCGGGTAGAAGCCGGTCGCGCTATCCAGTTGCGCTAGGGACGTATGGCGGAAGCAACAGGACTCGAACCTGTACGCCCTTTCGGACTTGACCGATTAGCAATCGGCTAACTGCACCAGTAGGTGCTTCCATGGCGGATGCTAAGGGACTCGAACCCCTACTGCCTCTCGGCAATCACCGCTTTCGAGGCGGTTTAGTGCTCCTTTACGAGCATCCATTGGCGGAACCGGCAGGGCTCGAACCTGCGCGCCCGTGAGGACTCATCGTTTCCAGCGATGCGTGTTTACCATTCCACCACGGTTCCATTGGCCTCTCCGAAAGGACTCGAACCTTCGACCTAGTGTTTAGGAAACACTCGCACTATCCGCTGTGCTACAGAGAGATGTCGGCCCCTACCCGCCCAAGAACGGAAAGGGACCATGGTTGCAGTGCCCGAGAGTCGAACTCGGATTGCGAAGGTTATGAGCCTTGCCAGATACCGACCTAGCCGCCTGCTATTGGGGTGATTGCTGGGACTCGAACCCAGTTAACCGGGTTCACAGCCCGGTGTCTCAACCTGTTTGACTTCAAACACCATTGGTCAGGGAAGAAGGACTCGAACCCTCATCGTCCGCTCCCAAAGCGGCGGCGCAACCTTTACACCATACCCTGATAGAAGACCTCGCTATGCACCCGTTACGGTGGGAGTCCGGTCTGTCGCAGACTGTATCACACAGTCTACTAGTCTTGCAACTTCTTCTTGAAGCGACCCTGCTTCCAGCGGCAGATGACGTAGTTCATCGTGTCCGCCGTGAAGGCGAATGCCAACCATAGCACCGTGAAGCCCGTCCATGCAACCGGCCCGAGAGTCGGGGACTCTGTGACCACGCGCTGGATGGCGAGCGGCAGGAAGAACGACAGGCCGATGACCGCATCCGTGATGAGGCTGCGGCGCAGGCTCCGGATAGGAACGAACGAGTGGATGGCGGCGAGGTAGAGGCCCAGCGACATTCCGGTCACTACCGCTACGAAGAACGAGACGCCGATGATGTCGATGAGTTGGGCGAGGAAGTCCATCAGACTCTATTCCCTGCGGCCCCTCGATGTGGAGAGAATGTTACCCGTCACGGTGGAGGCGGCGAAGATGACCCACAGTAGGAGGGCACCGAGCCAGTTCAGGGCGGTGGGACTGCCCTCTGTGAGACGGGCGGTCATGAGCGGGAGGATGAAGGACCCGCCAATGACGAGCATCGTCATGAACGAGTTGACGTTATCGGTGATGAATGGCCTGTTCCCGTTGACACCGGCAAGGTAGAACCCGAGCCCGAGTCCACCGAGGACCGCACTGATGACTGTTGCCAGAGATACGATACTCAGGAACGAGAGGTCCATGCTACTTTCCTTGTGCGGCCTTGAGCAACTCACGAGCCATGTCGTAGTTCTCACGGGTGAGGCGGCGGACCTCCGCTTCGAGGTCGGTGACCTTCTCGGCCAACTTCTCATTCTGAGCGGTCAGGGTCGAGACGGTCTTCTCAAGTTCGGTGACTCTGGTGCCGAGTGCCTTGTTCATACCTTCAAGAGTGTCCTGATACGCTTCCTGTACGGGAGCCAATCCGCTCTTTCGGTTGAAGTAGTACCCGACTCCTTGCACGGCAAGAGCCGATGCTGCGCCGACGAGGCCGACGATGATGGCTTCCATACGTTGGTTCCTCGCCGGGGAATAAGTAGCGGGCGCTTGTACTGGCCTCCGGCTTACTAAAAGTGTTGCCGCGAGGGAACGCAGTTGCTCGACCCCGCCATTCAGAGAGAAGAACCCTCTACTCTATTAGGCGTCCAAGAATGCCGGGTGTGACATCCACGGTCGTCCTACGAGTGG